CCAGGTCGCCAAGGGTGAAGTCACCGCTGTAGGCGGCCATGAGCGCGTCGAGGGCGGTCATCATGTCGGGGTCGATGGCGTCCTCCGGCTCGGACACCATCGGCGTGTACAGGCGCACGAACAGCGCGAGCCGTGCGGTCGTCGAGGACAGGCCGGAGGCGCCGCGGGCCGGCCCGATCTGCTCCACCCACACCGCGCAGGTGAGCCCGCTCTGCGGAGCGCTCTTGGGCTCGTGACCGTTGACCGCGGCGAAATACCCGGACGCGAGGGCGTGGGACTCCACCGCGTCGAGGATGGTGCGAATGTCGAGGGCCATCAGATCAGCCCCATCGCCTTGTAGCGGGCCAGGAGCTGCACGGCGATCTGCCGGGCCTTCTGGTCGACGAGAGGCTTCGTCCGGCGGAACGTCTGATAGCCGGCGAACCTCGTGACCGGCGAGTTCCGGGATCCGGTGCCCTCCAGCCACGGCCCGTAGATGACGTTGCCGTCGGAGACGCGGTAGCCCTGGCCGGCCCGGTCCACGCTGATCCGCGACTCGTAGTAGCCCGTCGGGTGCTGCAAGACGGACTTGAGGCGCTGCCGGACGAGCTTCTCGCCCTGCTCCGCGATCCGCAGACTGATCTCGTCCTGGAACCGGTGCATCGCCGCGGCGGTACGCCCGTCGAACATCGGCCCGCGCTTCGCCACACGGATGTCGAACATCGCTTCAGGCATCAGACGCTCCTCATCCGGGCTTTGCGCCCGTGCTCGGTGTACGTCTGATCCCGCAGCGTCTGGAGCGCGTCCGCGCTGACCTTGGCCGCGGAGTTACCCGTGGTCGACGCCTTCAGGAACCAGCCCGACCGCTCTTGCGTGAGGATCGTGATCGCCTCAGCCTTGGTGAGCTGGTGCACCAGGCCAGGCGGCACCCACCGGTACACGGTGCTACCGGAGTTGTGGGCCCCGGCGGTGGTACCGAGCGCGCCGCGGGTCACAGTCAGCGTCCGCGGCGCGTAGATCGGTACCGCCGTGTGCGCGGTAAGGACCGTCCCGTCGTAGGCCCGCTCCACGGCCAGCACGTTTCCGGCGATGTCGTCGATCCGGATCCGCTCCGCGTCGAGGAGCAGCACCTCGTCGACTGCGTACTCGGTGCCGTCGGCGACGGTGAGGGCGACGTCGCTCTTGCTGCCGCCGAGCGTGCCGGTCTGCCCGGTGGACGTCTGCTGCCGGCCGGTCACGATGAGGCGCTCGGCGTCGAGGCGGAGCACCGACCCGACGCCGATCTCAGCGGATGTGGCGCCGTCCACGGTCACGGTGGTCTGTGTCGCGTCCATCGCGCCGACGGTGTCGCCGAGGGTGGCCTCTGCGAGCGCGCAGCCTGCCCACAGGCCGTCGATCTGGATGTCGCGCTGGTAGGTGTCGCCGCCGCCGAACGCTGCGTCCGAGCCGATGTTGAGTTCGAGCCTGCTGTACGGCGGCCCGGACCGGTTCGGCTCCAGCAGGATGTCGGAGGTGGAGATGGTAGTGCCGCCGCTGCTGATTGCGTCCAGCGAGATGAGCTCGCTGTCGTCGAGCCACAGCCGCCACGACGTCCCGTACTGGGGGGACGGCCAGTCGAAGTAGCGGGTGGCCAGGACCGGGTAGAAGCGGCGGTGGCAGAGGCTGTCCACCGCGCGGGAGGCGGCAGCGAGAGCACTGTCGATCTCCCGCCGGTTGCGGGCCGACTCCTTGACGTCGAGGGCACGCATGACGTCTTCACGGTTGGCGTACACGGGGGGTTCCATCTCGCTCACCTCCTTCCGCGGATCGTGCTGACGTGGCCGACCAGGCGTCCGCCCGGACCCCAGACGGAGCCGTCGAACGCGCAATACAGTTCGCTGTTCGGCCCGGACCGGAGTGGTTCTCCGCAGGTCTGGCAGGCCACGGGGTCGCGTTGCTGCTCCTCGCGGTACTGCTGTGCGCCCTCGCGGAGGATGTCGAGGAGCCCGTACCAGGACCCGGGCTCTGCGGCCCCGGGTACGTGGCCGCGCGCAGTCCCGGTGAGCCCGCCGAAGTGGCCGGCAGCAGACCCGGTGACGTTGGACGGTGACCCTGCCGTACCGACCAGCCCGCCGAACTGCACGCCTGCGGAGCCGATGACGGTGCGCAGACCGGTAGCGCTGCCGGCCAGCGCGCCACCGTTGAGTGCCGCGGTGCCGACGACCTTCCGCGTGCCGGTCGCAGTCCCGGCCAGCCCACCGAGCGATCCGGCGCCGGCCCCGGACACCTTCCGCACGCCAGACGCCGTACCCGTCAGGGCACCAAACGCGCCGGCCGCAGTGCCGGTGACGCTTCCGGAGAGCGGCGGGTCTGCCTCCGTGGACACGGCGGTCGTGCCCGCGGTGAGGTTGCGTCCGTTACCGGAGTGGTCGGTCAGGTCCGTGGAGTCGGTGAGCGGCCAGGACGCCCACAGGCTGGCCGTGATGACGGGGGTGGCGCTGGCCCACTCGGCTTCGATCTGCGTCTGGTTGAGCTCGGTGGTCCAGACGCGGACGTAGGCGAGCCTCCCGTTGAACGGCTCACTGCTGTCGGACGACGACCGCCCGCCCAGCGTGATCCCGTCCGGAGTACCGACGCCGACCGTGCCGGAGTCGACCTCCGTGACACCACCGATGGTGTTGACGTAGCTCTTGCCCGTAGTTCCGGAGCAGGTGAGCGCGATCTTCCGCCACGCGCCGACGCCCATGTTCGTCGAGTTCGAGACGCTGCCGCCGCCGGTGAAGTAGTTCGGCCCCGACAGACCGTCGGACCCGGTGGCCCAGGTGGCGACGGTGCTCCCGCCCGACGCGGAGTGCAGACGGGCGAACGTCGAGTTGGCGTCAGTGTCGACGCTGACCCAGGCCCACGCGGTGATGGTGAACCCGGAGCCGACAGCGAACATGCTGCCTGCGAACGAGATTCGGTCGCTGGCTGCGTCGAACCTGGTGGACATGGGTTCACCTCCTTCCGGGGCTGGGGTAGTTGGTCAGGACGCGACGGGCACGGTGAGGACGAGCTGGCCAGAGGGGATGGTGAACGTGTCGGCCGTCGTGACCGCGTTCGCGGTGACCGTGCCGGACCCACCGAAGTTCCCGCCGCTGGACGCCGACCACTGGGACCAGTGCGTGTAGTCCTCCGTGCCAGCGACCGACGTCCACACGGCGTCCGCGCTGGACGCCTTCGAGGCGCCGGACGCCGAGGCGAACGAGGGGCTCTTCCGCGTCGTCTCAGTCGCCGCGTTTGATGTCCCATTCGCCCCGGGCGCGCCCACGTGGAGCTTGAACCACGGGTAGGCGGTGACCTGGGCATCGAGGACGCTGTTCGCCGCAGCGGTGGAGAACCCTTCAGCCATGGCTACTTACCTCGCGCCCTGCGCTGCCGCGGCGCCTTCTCAGGCTCCTCGGTCGCCGTGTCGCCACTGCTCTCGGTCGACGGCTCCTCACTGGCCTCAGCCGCAGCGCTGGCCGTGTCCTCGGGCAGCACGTCCTCGTCGTCCGTGGCCGCGTTCAGTGCGTCGCTCGGGCCACCGTGAACGGTGATCTTCGCCATGCCGTTGTCCTCCGGTTCGTTGATAGGCGGCCACGGGGCCACAGTCGGCACCTGAAGCCCGCAGCCGGCACAGACCAGCGGGGGCATCTCCAGCACCCCGGGGGCGGCCGTGCGCAGGTGCACCCGCCGCTGCCTACCCGCGTACCGGCACACGTCGTTGGCGCACGCGACCGTCACCGAAGGCAGCACAGCGCCCCCAGGCTGGTCGGTACGCTCCGTGCTGCCGCACTGCGGGCACTTCGCGGCACCCACCGCATACGTGGTGGTGCAGGCTGCGCACGTCCACCCGGCCATGTCAGGCCGCCGCCACAGACGCGCCGTTGTCCAGCGGCACATAGGTGAGCGTCCACGTGATCCCGCCGTCCGCGCCGGTCGCGTTGACCTGCTCGATCGTGCCGACGTTGACGACGATCGGCTGCTTCAGCGTCGGCGCCGCACCCACCCCGAAGACGATCGAGTCGCCCTTCAGCCCCTGAAAGGAGATGAGGTCACCAGCCGGGGTGTCGGTCGTGCCCAGGTCGGTGGCCGCGCACAGGTCACCGGTGGCGCCGGTGGTGGGGTTGGCCTGGAGCTTGCTGGTACCCGCGACGGTGATCGCGGTGGTCACCTCGCCGACGATGGAGGTGATGAGCACCTTCCCGCCGGTGATGGTGAACAGGGTCTTCGTCTCGACGGCCAGCGGGGTGTACGCCTTCGACACCGTGGTGCCGAACATGAGCGTCCGCAGCTGGTCGCCCTGAATGATCGTGGACATGAGTCACGCCCCCATCGCGGGCAGGTTCGCCGGGGCGCGCCCCGCCGCGAGGTCACGGGTGACGGCGTTGACGGTGCCGGCTCCGGTGGAGGTGACCTTGACGTACTTGTAGGTGTCGGAGAGCTGCGTGGCCTCCACCTCGAAGACGGCCGCGTTCTGCGTGGCCGTGGCCGTGGTGACGACGGTCGCCGCCGCGGCCTGCGTGCGGCGGGTCCACGCGTCGGACGCGTTACCGGTGTTGGTGTAGTACTCCGTCACCACAGCGAGGTTCTGCGCCCCGGTGCCCGAGGAGTCCTTCGCCTCGACCAGGGTGTAGGTGTCACCGGCGGCGCCGGTGAGGAAGCAGAGGAAGGCGATCCCGCCCGCCTCCCGCAGGTTGATGTACACGCCGTCCGCGGCCGGGCTGGTGTTGAACAGCCTGCCGAGTGCCTTCTGAGCCACCGTGGGCTCCTCTCGTCTTGGGGTCCTGTCGGGGCGACACTGCCGACCCAGGTGGAAGCCGCCGCCGGGGCGTTACTGCCGACGGCGGCCGATCGGTTAGCGGGCTTCGATCTCGACGAACGGGCTGAGCGTCGGGCCACCGTTCTGCGGGGTGATCGCGTTCTTCAGCCACGGGCGGCCGTCGACGCGCTGGATGATCCGGAACGCCGTCTGGTCGTTGCCGAACTTGTACTCGGTCGACGAGTCCGCAGACATCTGCTGCCGGTCGCCGATCAAGTAGTACGACAGGTCGACGAACGCGAGGTCAGAGCGGTCACCGAGACGCCCGGCCTTCTCCGAGACGACGAGGGGCCGACCGAAGATGGTCATCGGCGCGGGGCCGGCGACGTTGGTGAGCATGACCGGCCCGCCGCCCGTGCCGACCGAGAGGGCCATCGTGTACAGCTCGGGGATGGCCTCCGGGGAGCACACCCAGATCCCGCGCGCCAGCGAGCTGGGGAGCATCCGGCTGTACATCTTGATGACGTTTTCGACGACGATGGTGTCTGCGGCCTGCCCGACTTCCTTGGTGACCGCGATGCTCGCCGAGTTACCCGCGCCGAGGAAGCCGTTGGGCTCACCCGCGCCGGACCCGGACATGAACGCCACGTCCTCGAAGAACGCCAGCGCCTGCGGCCACAGCGTCTCGATGAGAGCGGCGAACGAGATCAGGGAGTCCTGGAGGAGCTCGTTGGGGACGAGGGCGAACCCGGTGAGCTTCTTCGCGTCGAGGTTGGCGCGGCCGAACTTGGGGTTCGACTCGATGAGAGCTGCGCCCTCTTCGCCCCAGTAGCCGATCATGCCGCCGAAGACGGAGCCGACGTTGGTCGTCGAGTCGATCATCGGGAAGGGGACGCGGGCGGTCTCCATCGGGACGACCGTCGCGCGCGAGCGGACTACCGACGACTCCAGCGCGATCTGAAGGAGCTGTGAGCGCAGCGTCTCGGGGACGAGGAACCCGCCGTCCGCCGGAACGACCGAGGAGTACGAGTTGCGGATGTCTTCCATCTTCGCGCGGGCCTGCGGGTCCCGGTTGAGGTGCCAGGCGTGGCGGAAGTAGTCCGCGGCGTTCTCGAACTTGCCGTCCAGCGCGGCGCCGACGGCCTTCGGGTTGTAGGCGGTGGCCTGTCGGTGCGACGTGAGCATCGTCGCGGGGCGGGTCTGCGGGTCGAGGTTGAGGCGCTTGATCGCGTCGCCCGCACCGTCCTTGACCTCGTTCTCGCGGAGCATGTTCGCGAGGCCGCGCTGAACGCCCTCGTCGATCTGCCGCTGCAGGTCCGTACCTTCGCCCTGCTGCCGGTTGGCATAGGTCTCGATGAAGTCGGTGAGCGACTTCGGCGTTTCCATGATCTGCTTGGCGCGCGCCGGGTCGGCGAGCATTTCCGCCAGCTCGTCGCCGTTGCGCGGCTCGGTCAGAGTGGATGCCACTGGTGCCTCCTTCAGGCTTTCGTCGCCGCGCTGGACGACGCCGTCGTGCTGGTGAGGTTGGAGACCAGCACCGACCACGCGTCGGGCTCGTCCGTCGTGAAGTGGGCGGTCAGGGCCGCCCACGCGTCTTCGGGTTCCGGGGCCTGAGCCGACGGCTCGGGCTCGGCGGGGGCGGCCGGCCCCGGTGCGGCGGCCACAGGCTCAGGCGCGGCCGGGACTTCCGGCTCGACAGGCTCGATGACGGCCTCGGGCTCCGGCTCAGTCCGCCCCGCGACCATGGCGCGGAGCGCTTCGAGAACCTGCGCGTCCACCCCGGCACCGATGTTGAACGTGAGGGTCACCGGCTCGTCGGCAGGCTGCTCCGGCTTCGGGCCGGCGTACCCGTATGCGGCGAGGTCCCAGGCGCGGGCCATCTCCGGCTCCGGCTCGTCCTTGCCCGGCTCTGCCGGTTCGACGGGTTCGCCGCGCTTCGGTACGGACAGTGCCTCGTCGGCCAGGCCCGCCTGGACTGCGGCGTCGGGGAGGTACCAGGTCTCGGCACGCATGGCTTCTCGCCACTGGTCGCGGGTCCCACCCGCGCGCGCCGCGTAGGCGTCGGCGATGTTGTCGCTGATGAGGGCGAGGAGCTGCGCCATCTCTTCCATGTCGCCCGAGTTGCCGAGGCAGACGCCGGACGCCTCATGAATCATGATCATGGCGTTGGGTGCCATCTCGACCCGGTCGCCAGCCATCGCGATGACAGAGGCGATGGAAGCGGCCACGCTGTCGACCTGGATGGTGACGTTCGCGGGGTGGGAGCGCAGCGCGTTGGCGATGGCGATGCCCTCGAACACCGACCCGCCGGGCGAGTTGATGCGTACGCGCAGGTTCGGCGAGGAGATTCCGCGCAGATCCGCGATGAACTCGTCCGCGGTTGCCCCGTACCAGCCGCCGATCTCGTCGTACAGCATTACCTCCGCCTCGTCCGGGGACGCGGCGTTCGTGATGCGGTACCAGGACTGCGCCTCGACACCGTGCGCCTGGCGAAGCTTGGCCGCCTGCTCGCGTTGACGGGCAACGAACGAGGCGAAGTTCGCGGGGAGCGCGAGCCCCTGGATCTGGGTCATTCGCCTTCTCCCTTCTGGCCGCGTTTGACGACCTTGCAGCGGCAGTTGTTGCCGTGCTCCGCCCCAAGGCAGTGGATATAGCCCGACCCGCCCGGATAGTCCCGATAGGCCTGCGCCCGGTTCCGGTACGTCCTGCCCTCGTTCTCCGCGCACGGCTGGCAGACGTCACCGTCGTGCGCGGTTTCGACCTCCCACCGCTGCGCGTTCTCAACGCCCTCACCCGTGAGCCCGGCAACCGCCTCCGCCCACGACGCGTCTGGCGCCGGCGATAGCGCGGGGGCTGTGGGCGTGCTGTGGAAGGGGATCTCCGGCAGGCCGACCGCGGAGAGGATTCCGGCCGGGTCCCACCCGGCCGCGCGCAGCTTGGCCGCAGCATCCGCGCGAGCGGTGAGCTGCAGGGCCTCGCTCTCGACGTCGTCGGGGATCGGGTTGACGAAGTCGAACTCCAGCCCCTGAGCGGCAGCGCCGAAGAGGGGAAGGAGCCGGTGGTTGAGGGCGTCACGGACGGCTTCGAGGTCGGGGACGACGAGCCAGCGGGCGAACATGACCGCGCCGGCGTCGGCGTTGGAGCGGTTGACGTCGTCGACGGCGCCGGTCATCGGCTTGGGGAAGCCGAATGCCTCGCGGATGATCTCCCTCGACATGTTGCGCAACTCGGCGAACTGCATGTCCCGCTGGGTGAACTTGCGATCCACCCACTTGCCGTGCTCCAGGATCGCGACCCTGTGAGCGTTGGCGACGCCCTTGTGCTGCTCGTTCCACCGGTCCCGCAGCTCGTCGAACTCGGTGTCGCCGAGGTGCCCGGGGACTTCGATGATCCCGCCGGGCTCCGCCGAGTTGAGGAAGAAGTTGCGGTTCCACTCGGCCGAGTAGCGGGTCGCGTCGAGGTCGGTGAGCAAAGCCTGTACCGGGCCGATGCCTCGGTAAGGGTCGGTCGGGTGGGGGGTGCGGATGAAGATGACGTCGTTGATGCCGAGCGCGACCTGCTGCCCGTCCGGGCCGGTGTACATGTAGCCGAGGAGGAACTCCTCAGGGTCCGGGACCGGCTGGATACGGTCCGGGCGGACCGGCCACATCTCCAGCGGGATGTCCACGCCTTCGACGCGGCCGATCACCCACCACGTCTCGCCCGTCAACTGCTTGTGCTGCGCGCCCGCTTCGACGAACTCGGACTGCGTGTAGAAGCGGTTCGGCCGGTTCCACAGGTCGAGGGCCGCGTGCGCGGCGACCGGGGTGCGGTCTTCCTTCTTCCCGGACTTCGCCTTGCGGAACAGCTGCCACTCGACGCTGGCCTCGGCCTTGGCGGTGCGGTTGACGATGGCGAAGAGGGTGGAGACGGATCCCATTGCGTCGAGCTGCGAGGTGATGCTGCGGCTGGAGCCGAAGATCCCGCGGCCGTAGGTCTGGCTGCGGGAGGCGAAGGGGACGGGGGTGTCGGTGGTGCGGGTGCGAAGGTTGCTGGCGGCGTTGGCGAGGGAGCCGAAGAGCGTCTTGCCCACCGGTTACCCCCGTTCGCGTTAGTCGCTGTCGAGCACCCACTGGAGTACGCAGGTGAGAACTCCTCCAGCGATGAGACCAACGCCCATACCGAAGATATTCCAGCATCCTGCTGTGATGAGTGTAAATCCTCCTGTCAACATGGATGCTGGCCGCAAATCTTTCAGCTTCTTCGGGTTCATGCTCAGCTTCCTCATCCCAGCCACCTCACCCGCGTGCGCCCGCCGAGATCCCGCTCGGCGCACATGTAGCGCAGTGCGTCGCAGCCGTGGTCGTTCTGCTTCACCGGCTCTTCCTTCAGCCCCGCTCCGCTGCCTGGCTTCACCGCCCACACATAGCCCGGGATCTCCTCCGACGTCCGCGTCGGCCGGCCCGAGTCCGCAAGCGACTTGTCCTCCTCGATGAGACCGCCGCGCATGATGAACAGGCGCGGCTTGCCGTCGCCTTGCGTCTTGAGGCGCGCCTGCACGGCCTGGATGCCGTCGCTGACCGTCTTCTTCGCCGGGACGGTGGACATGCCGAGGTGCTTCTCCA